AAACAAAGAGTTTAAACAAAAAAAGGTTAAATAATCAATATATTATAGCATTTTATGAGTTAAACAAACAATAAAAATATTTTTATTGTCTGTTTAAATAGGTTAAACCTATAAGTTTAAATGATTATTGTTTAAATCAACGTTTAAACATTATTTCTTGGTTAAACTATCAATCTTTCAGTTAAACAGCAAGGGTCGGCCGCCCCTGGCGGAATAACATTGATTATTTTTAATCCAAATTATTTTTAAATTTACTTTTAATTTGTTTCAGTTTTTAAAATCTAATTTGTGCTGCTCCATTATCACAAATAATAACAGCATGGTGTAAGCAGTAATAATCAAAACGAACAGCAGGGGTAGTAGCGTTGGCATTAAAAATCATATTGTGATATATATCCTCGGTGCTAGTGTTGCGACCAGAAAACATTTGGTCTTGGTTAGCACTAGGGAAAGAAACAAGTTCTTGTCCTATACCAAAAGCACCTGAAATAGAAGTTAAATTACCAGTATAAGTATTGGCAGTTTCAGTAGTAGCAACAGGAACTGTTAATGTATCATAAGTGTACAAAGAAACAAGAGGATTATAATCCAAATCATAAGGAGACCCCAAAGCAGAACAATAGTAGTTGAACATAGTTTGATGGTCAGCACCTCCAGTAGAACTAGAACCAGGGTGTTTTGTTGGAAGAGACTCAGAACCAAATTGATACCAATATTCATTAATATTATAATGGAAAGAACCATAAGCATCAAAGGTAATAGCACCAGCAGAATGTTGGCGAATAGTATTAATAATAGCTTGAACTGAAGAATATTTAAAAGGAACAGGACAAGACACATTGGTAGAAGCATTGTTAAGTGTTGCGTTATATACCAAGTTGCTGTATCTATTTACAGCAAGAGTAAGAGGTTGTCCCATTTGGCTTTGTTGAATTACACCAAGAGCTTGGTCACTCAACTCAATAAAAGAACCAATAATTTCTACATTGGAAAGAGCAAAAGAAGCCATAGCAGTGATAGAGACAAAGGGAACAAGAGCACTATTAACCAACTGTAACTCCAAGCGAAGAGGAGCAGCAGTCATAGCAAAAAGAGGTAAATATTTATCACCTAGAGAACCCAAAATAGAAACAAGAGGAATGCAGAATGTTTTAGAAGGAGTAACTCCACCAATAGCCAAACCAGCAGCCGCACCATAAGTAGGATTGGAAATTCTCGCACCTCTTAAAGCATTAAGAGAATAAATAGGAGTAGCAGAAGCACCTGCTCCAGAACCAGTCACAAGGACAGCACAACTTTCCTCAAATCCCTCAACAACTGAACCCTTGTATGAAACGTTATCAGCAGAACGTTGGTGAGTGCATAATTGAGCCATTAAATTTCCATAATTATCTACATCTTCCAAAAGAGTAGAACCGTGAAATCGTATATACCGAGAACTGTAAGCATTTAACCTCACAGTATTTCTCCTTACCTTTTTGAATGGGGTAAGCATCCTCTCGGATGGGACTAGACTATATCTTAAGGGTTCATCACAGTTGATTAGACTGCTCCCCCCCATCAGCATTTAGTCGTTGAACCGCCTTCATATCCTATCATAACGGACTTAGAAGACTGGCTGCGGATTGCCCTATAATAATAACCTTTTTACTGTACCGTATGTTGTTAGCATACGCCACCAATAAGTTTCCTTAATGGTTTAGTAGTCATTACCTTCAGGGTATCCCCGCAATTTGGAGATGTTGCTTGTTAAATAATTTAACAAACTAGCATTACTTTTGGTAACACTTTTGCGCTCAATTCATTTTAAGCGTAATCGTTGGATAAAACCGTGAGCACCTGCCTTGCTTAAACGAACCCAATCTTGAGCTGTTCCACCGTTAGTAGCAACCATAGAAAATTTCAAATAAGTATCGTGAGGAGACAACACAGTATTTCTGTTGCAGGGAATATTAAAAATCATCACATCATTGGCTGCGTACGTTTGAGCACCTTGAGGTTGAATGTTGGAGGTATAAGGGCGAGCACCCATAGCGTCAACCTTGTTTTGGTATAGCAAATTCTTTGGAAGAGACATTTTATAATATAGTTTGAGAATAAAAAATATTATAAAATAAAAAATTAATTAACAAAAATAATTGGAATAATTAATAGTTGGTTGTGCTACATATTCTTCTTCTAGTTCTTCTACATCTTCTATATATTCTTGTTTAACTTTTGGCTTAGCTTTTGATTTCTTCTTACCTCGCTTAATAACAATTACTTCTTCTGAACTATCGCTAGAGTAATCTGTTTCGCTTTCTTCTATTATTTGTTTTTGTTTTGGTTGTTTTTTTATTTTTGTTATTGTTTTTGGAGTAGCTTTTGGAGTAGCTTTTGGAGGGGGGACTTGTATTTGTTGTTCTTGTTCTTCTTCTTCTTCTGAATCAAATTGAACAGTTTCTTTAATCTCCTTAAGTTTTTCTTTTTTTGGGGCGGCTACAGAAATTCCATTTTTCTCCAAAAGTGCCTTTTGTGCTTCAATTAATTTTTCTTCTTTGCGTTTCTTAATGTTTTCTGCCCGCTTCTCAGCCATCTTTTTAAAATTCTCTTTTTGTTTTTCGCTTGGAGGTGGTCTTGATTTCTTTGGTTTGAGTAAAGGAATTTTGTCGTTATTGTCATTATCTAAAGTATCTGCCATTTATAATAAGCCCAGAAAATAATTATTTAAACATATAAGTTTAACTTGTTTAAACAATAAAGTTTAAACAATTTAAAGTATCAATCTTTGTTTCATCAATTAAAGAGCATTTATTTTGGTTTATAAACAGTTTGTAATTTACTGATAATTTCTTTGACTTCTTTTTTTGGATTGGTAATCATACTAGGCATAGGCATAATAGTTGCTCGTTTTATTCCAGCTAACCCTGAACGCTTTATCATAGAACGTGAATCCATATATACTATTGCTTAATATTTTATTTTACTATATTATTTATTCTGAAAAAGCACCTCGTACATTTGATAAATCTGCTTGAGCTTGTTTTTCTAGTTCTCTGGCACGCTCTCCTACTTTTTCTACTTTACTAGTAGCTTTGGCAGCAACTTGACTGACCTTACCACTCACGTTTTGTCCTACAGTTGATAATTGATTTTTGGCTTTACCAGTTGCCATACGTGCGTCTGCTCCCACATTTTGTAATTTTTTGAGACCAACAGCGCCTCCTCTTAATCCAGAACTAACTGCTCCTAGACCTAATGAAAGTCCAGGGATACTTCCTGCTAGACCTGTTGATTGTAAAGCATCAATTATATTCGCACCTTTAAGCAATCCTTGTTTAACAGCACCTATTTTGCCTGAAGCCATCTCTATTCCTTTTTCTGTTTTTTGTAAAACATTTTGTCCTACATCTATTCCTTTTGCAATACCTTTTTGAACTTGTTTTTCAACTCCTTGTATTTTCTTACCAATAGTAGAGGTTGTGCCTTGAATCTTTTTACCCAAAGATTTAATACCACCTGATATCTTTTTTCCTAGTGACTTCATTATAATATTAATTAAGATAAAAATATTATAATTATTATTAATAATTTAATTGTAACGTCATTGACCAGTCTCCACCATTTAAGTCAAGCAAATCTAAATCTTGGTCTAATAACCTTACTTGTAATGCCGCAAAGTTAGATACAGTTGATATTTTTTCATAAAGTCCATAAATATTTGAATATGATAATACTGAATTTTGACTTGTTGTTATTGGAATACTTACTAGAATAGATGGATTATTTTCTGCTGGGTTACTGGTCTTATTATATGTTATTAAATTACTTATTTCTATTAATATATTTCTTATAGTAAAAAAATTAACAGATAAATTGCTAACAAGTATATTTGCTATGCTTGAAAATTGCTGACCTTGTGTAAAACCAAGTATTTCAAAACAGGTGGAACTTGCTTTAAATATAAAAGAATTAGTATTGGTAAATGTATATTTATTTGTTGTTAAATCAAATAAAATTGTAAAACCTTGTGCAGTCATTATACTTTTTAAATAAACTAATAAACTATTTACATTATAATTTGCTTGTGGTATTAAAATTTGATAATTGGTTACTCCTACAGAATAATTAAAAAGATTATTAATATCATCTACATTATAAAATGTTCCAGGAATTTGAGCTGACTGAATACTAACAAATATTTCACCATCATCTATTGGTAAAGAAGCAAAATCAAAAATACAATTGCTAGTCCCTTGTAATTGCTTTAATGCTTGTTTGGAATTTAAATATAAATTAATTGTATTAATTTTATTATGTAACATATATATAAATGGAAGAAGAAAAAATTATAGAAGAAAGTATTATTGATAATTTAAACAAAGATTTAGAGAGAAATTATATGTCTGAATCTCAAATGGCTACTTGGAAAATGGATTGGAATATGCTTTTATATTCACCTGAAGAAGAGTCTGAATTTCAATTAGATTGGAATAAATTAATTTATAATGAAGAACAGCTAGCTGAATTTTATTTACAAAAGACAGAAAAAATAATAAAACCTGAAAGATATGAATATTTATTTGAAAATCCTTCTGAAAGAACACCTATGGAAATATATTATTTAAAAATGGCTGGATATGATGTAGATGAAAAAGAAGAAAATGAATCTGTTTCTGATGAAGATTTAATTGTTAAAAGGCTTATTGTAAATGGAATGTTGAGAGAAGCCTAAGAACCATAACCGTATAATATAAAAAATAAAATATTTGTTTATATTATTTATTTATTTGTGCTCCGTGTTTTCTCCAAAGTTTTTTATATTCTTTTGACCTTCCGTACCAGTTTGATAATATACATTTTTCATTCTTTTCTCTTCTTAAAATATGTTGTTGTTCTTTAAATTGTTCAGCCCATATTTGTTGATTAGAGAGAATAAATAGAAATAATTCTTTATCCATAAAGATAAATAAGTATTATAAATTGTCTTTATATGTTTTTATTCAGATAATAACAAAAAACTCCTACTATCATGAAAAGAAGAAGAATACATGCAATTATTAAAATGCCTGGCATATAGTAGGTGGAGATTTTCTTTTGCCAAAGAAAAAAAGAGATATCCTATTGGTTCTATTCTATTCTATTGATTCTATTATTTCCCTTTTTTGTCCTTTTTGTCCTTTTTGTCCGCTTTGTCCCCTTTTGAGTAAAGTTTCTATAGAGAATTAAAATATATATATATATCTTCCAAAAAGGGGACAAAGCGGACAAAAAGGACAAAAGGGACAAAAAAGGACAAAGTTAAGTTAAGTAAATTAAGTATTAGTATTTTTCTTTATTAATAAAAAATTTAAATTTATTATTAATTAATTTATTCTTCTTCTTCCATATCTTCAGGTTTTATTTTGAAGCCAATAAATCCTCCTTTATAAGCATTTCCATTTTCATCTTTGCCTAGTTTTCTTAAATCCTTATCATATTTAAAACCAACTCTAATTAATCCTTCTTTTATTTGCTTTTCATTAAATCCTGAAATAGACATTATTACTTTTAAAGAAGTTCTTTCATTTTCATCTGTAATACAATTATCATTAAACCATGTACCAAAAGTATCATTTTTCATTTGAGTTTCTTTTGTATCATTTTGAAATTGTATTGGTATAGAAGGTATTTTACTTTTATAATATTTATTTGCATAATCAATAATTATTTCAAATACTTCATTATAATATTCATTTTTAATTTTATCTCCTAGATTAATATCTGCTATGAATTCTAATTTATCAGGATTTACAACTTTTCTATTTCCAGTTCTATCAAAATGAGAACCATATGAAATTTGTTTGTATCTATTATAAACAGCAGTTTCTTTTGCATCAATATTTGGAATATGATTTGTTAGAGTCCATAATTTAAACATAATATTAATATTTTCAGTTGTTCCAAACATTACTTCATTTTCTACTTCAGAACCTTCTCCAATTACTTTCATAACTTCCGCATTTGATTTTTTCTCATTAAATTCATCTAACCAAACTAATCTTTTTCCTTTCATATTAACTAGTTGTTTATGGATTTTTTTATTTCCATCTTCCAAAAATGATTTATCTGTTTTATAAACATAATTTGGTAATAAACGGCTCAATATATCAAAGAAGAATGTTTTTCCATTATCTCCTGCGGATTTACTAGTTTTATCAACACAAAAGTATAATGACTTTTCTAAATGAGGAGAACCTATAAAACTGAAACCAATCAAAGACAGAAAATATTCCAAATGTTCTTTATTATTATTTAAAATTTTTAATAATACTTCTTTTATAAATTGTTTTTTTTCCAAATTTGCTTCAGAATAATTATAAGGTATAGTGTTTGTAATATAATCTTCTGCATAAATTCCATGGCGAAATTCTTTTGTTTCCAAATTCATAATTCCATTTTGAAAAGCCAATTTATTTGAATTATTATCTAGTTTTTCTTCAAATTTATTATCAGTAAGTAATGTTTTTAAATATTTTGTAATTACTTGTAAAAATCCACTAGAAGAAGTTGTTTTATAACTTTTTAAATATATTTTTGATTTTTCAATTAATTTTTCTTTTGTTTCTCCTTCTGCTTTTGAAATTTGAAATACTACCTTTTTATTACTTTCATCTATATATTTTCTTAATTCATTTGTAATATAAAAACTGGGTTCTTTTTGTTGTTCCCATAATTGTTTATCAGTAAGCATAAACCATTTTTCTTTACAAAGAATTAAATTATTTTTAAGAGTATTGGAAATAATAGTTGCTACTTTAAAAGAATCATCTAGGTCATCAGCATTAATATAATAAATATTCCATTTTTCAACCCATTCTTTATAAACAGTTAGATTTATTCTTTTGGCAAATGTTTCAATCCAATAAAGAGGTACATTTTTACATTTCATAGTATCCCACATTTTAATAGCATCATCTTTCCAATTATCATCTACCATTTTAAGAAACACTTCTTTTGTAGAATTAGAATGACACCAGCCACAAATAGAAACCCAATCACTTCTTTTGTGTCCTTTATTTCCAATTTGAAATAATAAATCAATATGTTTATTTTCTTTATCATTTCTTTTTTGATTTTCATATACTTTCTTTTCTTCTTTTTCAGTATTATAATTTAATTCAACAAAATCATTATCAAAGCATGAAGTAATAATTGTTTGTTCTATTTTTCCTTCTTTTAAAATAAGAGGTCTTTTTTCATTTGGCTTACTAGTATTAATACATCTCATTTTTCTATTTGTATCATAAATAGAAATGTCAAACAAATTATCTGTTTCATTAATATAATCAAATATATTATTATTTCCATCATATTTACTTTTAACTGCATTATTCAAAGTAATCACAAAATTTTTAATAGAACTTTTTTTTGCTTTTACATTTGATACAAATAATCTAACGGAATATTTAGATTGGGTCTCATTATAATTTTTAGAATGAGAAGTAGCCATAGCGATATTAGGCTCAATTTTTAAAAAACTTTGTAATGATTCATAAATATATTTTTTACATTTTTGTTCTACTATTTCAATAATAGATTCATCATATTCTTCTTTATTTAATTTATAATCAAAATCAACATAGAATTTTTGTAATTCATTTTCATTTTTTGTAATTTCAAATGTAGGTAGTTTTTGTTCTAACCTATTAATAAAATTAGAGGCATCACATGTAAGAAAACCTTTTGTTTTATCCCAAAATAAACTGTCAGTAAAACTAATGGAAGGAGTCATTCTATATATTAGATAAAGAAAATAATTTTTAAATAGATATTCCTTAATATTTATTATTAATTAAAAATTCAATTTTTTTAATTAATTTAATTATTATTCATAATTTGATTGTCATAAAAATATAAATCAACAGTTTGACCTTCTAAATCCAAATCTAAACATTTTAAATTATCTCCTGCGTCTTCAATTGCTTCAAAATAATAATGTTCTTCTGGAATATATTGTTTTAAATATGCCTCTATTTCCAATCTACTATAGTCCTTTATTTTATATAAAGTTATAAATGTTTCAAAATCAACTTCCTCTTGATTTAAAATAATTCTTATAAATTTTTTATCAATTATTTTTTTAATAAAATTTTTAGATTCTCTTTTTGAAAATCCCTTAATGATTACATTATTAAAAAATGAATACTTATATGTTTTATTAAGATAAAATTGTTTTTTATATTCAAGTACTTGCTCTTTATGAGAATGATAATATTTAATAGCAGCCGACATTATATATTATTAATAGAGAAAATATTTTTAAATTATTTATTCCTTAATATTATTATTATTTAAGTATTCTATTTTTTTTTGAAAATTATAATGGAATCTAGATTTTAAATGTTTTATTCTTTCCAATCTAGAATAAGTAGAACAGCCACAGCGACAAATAATATAAACAAGTTCTTTCATTTATATTATATAAAGATATTTTTTTTAAATAATTATTCCTTAATATTATATTAATTGTTGTTCATAAGCATTAATAGAAAATAAACGATGGCGTTTTGATTTTTTATGATGAGACCAATCCATCTTAGAGCCAACCCAACCACAATCACATTCTTTTTTAATAGCATAATGTTCTTGACATTTGGTTTTATTATATTCTTGCTTTGGATAATTAACTGGGATTTGACAATTAAGCATCTCGTACCCTTCATCTTTAAATTGCTTAATAATAGCAACTTCAATATAAATAGATGCGGGTTCATCACAAATACATTTATGATACAAAATCATTTTCCAATTATCCCAGCCACCATAGTCACGAATAACTTGATATAATTTAATATCACTGAAATAAGCTTTAGATTTATGTGAGCCAAGTCTATTTTTTAGGTCTTTAGTTTTTCCAATATAACATTTCTTAATACTTTCATCTTTACAAATAATCTTATAAAAGTAATAAGGAAAAGCAGGTAAAAAAGGAGGTTCTTCTTCATATTCTAAGCCAAGCATTTATATATATAGGAAAAGAAAAAAATATTTTAGGTTTAAA